GTTGGTTTGGTCCAGATTTGTTCTGGCGGACTGTAGACTGCGCCGCTCTTTTAGTATTCTTTTTAAGATCTTGTACGATATGGGTGGTTCTTAGCCATCCCATAAAGGATAAGTTTTACGACGTTTCAGGTCGTAAAGAATATTAAAGCGTAGTCAACAAATTATTGTAACAACAAACAAAACGGTATAACAAGTAAACTATCAATAAGAATAATCAGCAACAACGCGAAACAGAGCTTGATCAATATCTAAATTGATCTTCTTTTTCAATGTAAATGGAAAAAGCGTTTTGGCGTCGTATTTTTCACCGATCTTGGTGAAGAACTTGATCTCGGTATCTGGAAGGTATGAGCTGTTAACTGAATCCACACTTTTTGTTTCGTGGACTCGCTCAAATTCCCTTAATGGACCTTGACCAATCATGATTTTCTTCTTATTATTTGTTTCTCTTAATCCAACACTATTTGACACTCCATCATTCTTGAATCCAACTAAGTTGAAATCAAGAGTGGTTCTGATCAATTTCGCTACACACGCCTGAAAACGTGTAACATGATAAGTGATACCCTCATTAGTGGGAAAACCTAGGCCACCCAATACCCTTGGGAGGAAAAGGTTATACCTGCCTCGACAGGTTATCCGCTGTATATCTGCACTATTACGTACAAGGAACTTGGCGTGAGCCAATTTCTTATCTTGAGCTCCGCACACACTTCTCGTGTATGCATCACAAAGATCTACAGCCTTATCACGCACTTCTCCTCTGGAGCCTCCAAGTTTGGAAGTACCGGAGAGAAGCCCGAAATTACAGAAATCCACTTTTGTAAATCTATCACCGGCATAGGTGAAACAAGTGGAGTTAATTGTCAAAACCTTCTCATGAATATAATTCTTACCAACACTCAGATCAAAACCAATCGAAGCAACACGCTTCTTCCACAACTCATAATGAGCTGGATTGGTTCTAAGAGGATATCATCACCATTAATTAGACATGGTAGGTGTTCGAATGGAACTTCGATTCCTAAATGATCCTCAAGAGAGAGTTTGTAAGCCATAAGATTATTCGTGCACAAGAATGGGAAGCTCAAAGGAGAGCCCATTAACTGACCATTTACTTGATCGAATTCTTCTATCCCAAATTTAGCTGGATAGTGGATTTCATGTTCACTGAGAGTGTTCCAAAATGCTTGCATTAGAGGCGATTCGAATCGCGCCAATGCAGCACCTAGACCAATTTTAGTGTACGTAATCTTCAAGTTGTCAGTAGCTGCAGAATAATCCCCAGATACGAAATGAGAGAAGGTCATACCCTGTTTACTTAACCATGATTCCCTATCAATCATTCTATAGAGATGATCCTCACGAAGAGGATCACCAATTAATTCAAATTGGGGAAAAGTACGAAGGTAAGCAAAGAGCTCTTTCTGTAAGCATTTTGATAAATAGTAATCAACAGCAGGTCCTTTTGTGATGAGACGAACTTTCAAGGGTTCGAGAATGGCTGCAACCTTGGCTTTTGGCCTTTGGTTTGAAACTAGAGC